GAAGAAAAACAAATAAGACTAAGACAGAGAGGATTAAGATAATGACGAGAGACCCAAAAGTAGGAACAGGTAAAAAACCAAAGGGATCAGGACGAAGATTATATACAGATGAAAACCCAAAAGATACTGTAGGTATTAAGTTTGCAACACCTGCAGATGCTAGAAGAACGGTGGCAAAAGTTAAAAGAGTAAGTAAACCTTTTGCTAGAAAAATTCAAATCTTGACGGTGGGAGAACAACGCGCTAAAGTAATGGGTAAATCACAAGTCGCAAGTATATTTAAAAAGGGAAAAGAGGCGATAAGAAAACGACATGGCAAAAGAACCTAAAACAACTGGTGAACACATCGTAGCTTTGTATGGCTATATTACAGGTCTCAAAAAAGATATTAACTCTATTAAGAATAATCATCTTAAACACATGCATCAGGACATTGATAAGACATCTAAAAAGATAGATTATGTCCTAGGACTCATTATTACTGGACTAGCTGTTTTAGCTGCAAAAGGCCTAGAATTGCTTTAAAAATCCTTCCTGAGAGCCTCAATTTTTAACGAAACGACCTTGACACGACCCTGAGTACCCCCTATATTTTGTTGCAAAGCAACAAAAATAAGGAGATAACTATGTTCCCAACTTACGCACAAGTAAAAGAATTTTGGACTAGCTATGCAGCAAATGTTCAAAAATTTTGGACTGATTTTTACAAAGACGTTTCAAACAAACAAGACTAAATCCAGTCTTTTAATTCTTCGCCCATGATTTCAGTGGCAAGATTTACTTTTCTACGAAGAGCCTCGACGATTTTTTCGTCGATGGTTTCTTCTGCAATAATATCAACATAGGTCATAGGTTTGCTTTGACCAATACGATCAATACGGGCCTCTGACTGCTGACGTTTTTCAAGATCGTATCCATTTGAATAATAAATCATTGTTGACGCTGCAGTCAGTGTAATTCCGTATCCTCCTGTTTGTGGCGTTCCGACCAGGAATCTGACTGGACTGGATAGATCCTGAATCTTTTCAATCGCCTTTTGGCGATCTTCAGTAGATGTGTCACCATAATACGTAAGGATTGAATCGTCTCCATGTTTCTTTTTTACCTCCTCTACAATTGATTCGATATCATGCCTATAGTGGGCCCAAATAATTGCTTTACCTTCTAACTCATCTAAAAGATTTAATAATTCATCGAGTCTTTTTGATTTTACTTTTTGAACATCTCCATCATCAGATTTAAAATGACCACAGGTGATTTGATGAAGTCTCATCATTTGAGTAATCACAGTCATAGAAGTAACCATCTTACCATTTAATACTGCAAGCGCTTTTTCTTTCATTTGTTTGTATAATTTTTTCTGTTCATCTGTCAGTTCTATAATTCTTTTCATATATGTTTTGCTAGGCAGATCTAAACAATCGTCTTTGAGACAACGATATGAAAAGTTTTTTATCTTTTCTGTTAACTCACCTAAATTTCTGTAACCCACCACGATTTGAACCTGTCGTCCAGATACATTAATCGATCGCATTTTTGCATAACGCACTCTAAATGCGTAGTAAGATTGTTGATCGAGCAGCCAAGGATCTAAAAAATAACATTGAGTAAACAAATCTAGAGGAGATTTAGTAACGGGAGAGCCCGTAAGAATTCTTTTGTATTTTACATTTTGACCTAACTCGATAATATTTTTAGTTCTTTGAGCTCCAGGGTTTTTAATGGTAGTTGCTTCATCGACTGCCATCATAGATGTGTGGCAGTTTAAGAATTTCCAAGCAAATGTTTTACCTTTTTTAGTAGATAAAGCCTCCACATTCATAATTAAGATTTGTAAATTGTCAGAGGACTCAAATAATTTTTTATATTCTGTTTCTTTGTTTTTACTAGACTCCCACAAAACAACTGTTTTTTCTATGTGGTCTGCCATATGATTAGGTATCTCTTGAGTATACCAGTTTTTATATACACCCTTTGGTGCGATAATTAAGGCCCCGTTTATTTTACCTTTATCATAAAGCATAGATATATTGTCGATAAGAACTTTAGATTTACCCGTACCCATTTCCATAAAGTACGCAAAAACTTTTCTGTCCCAAGACATTTCCAATGCTTTGAGCTGATGCTCAAACGGCTTTGTTTTAAACTTGTAGTGCATATCTTTCTATGGACAAATATATTTATTTAGATACATATGTCAAATAGAAATATGAAAAATAAAGTCTATGTTATCCAGGACATTCCTGGCACCAGAGAAGGTCGTCCTAAAATAAATATTATAGGCGCAAGAGAGTTTGGTGAACTTAAAGTTTTACTTCCTGAAAACGCACAGATTATTTTAAGTGCAGGACCGTTAGTATTTAAATTAAAGAAATTATTAAAAGATTACACCCCTGAGGATTATTTGTTATTAACAGGAGATCCTGCCATAATTGGAGTAGCTTGTTCTATTGTTTCTGATATAACAAGTGGTAAATACAACCTATTAAAATGGGACAAACAAGAAAGACGATATTATCCAATTGAAATTAATTTATATCAAAAAATGTCTGACGAGACTTGACAAACGTAAAATAAGGGATTATATCCTACGAAACTCTAACAGAAAGAAATATAATGAGTAAAATAAATTTTGAAGAAGACAGAATAGATTCGGTAAAAGCAGTAGCGGATCCGAATGCTTTGTCACAAAAAGTAATTGAGTTAAAAGATTTAGAAGATGAGATTGCAAATGCAGAAGAAAGTATTAAGAAGTTAAAAGAACAAGCAAGAATTATTTCACATGTAGAAATTCCACAAATGATGGAAACTATGAATATTAAAAAATTAAAGCTGAAAGATGGAGAGACTGTTGAGGTTGGAAAATTTTACAGTGCATCGATTCCTGAAGCAAATAAGGAAGCAGCTTTTGAATGGCTTCGTAATAACGGTCTAGGTGATATTATTAAAAATGATGTCATCGTTACCTTTGGTCGTGGCGAAGATAACAAGGCGAGCGATTATGCAAACCTTGCACGAGGTCAGGGTTTCGAGCCTATCCAGAAGGTTGGCGTGAACCCACAGACACTCAAGGCAACTCTCAGGGAGCGTGTTGAATCTGGATTAAACATGCCCTCTGAGATCTTTAAAACGTTTGTAGGTAACCAAACAAAAATTAAAAGGAGATAACAAGCGATGAGCGAAACGCAAAAACAAGCGATAGAAAAAAAGTCAAATGCATCTGTAGCGACTATGTTCGAAGCAGATTCATTTGCAGGTTTAAAGAATGTGAAGAGCGAAAGTGTTGCACTTCCAATTCTTAAACTATTACAAAACGGATCAGGAGAAGCACAGAAGCGTAATGAAAATTATGTTGAAGGTGCAGAGCCTGGTATGTTTTTAAATACAGTAACTAAAAAACTGTATGATGGGGACAAAGGTATTTTCGTGATACCTTGTGACTATAAACTAGAATATCAAGAGTGGGCAGATTATGGAACTGGTTCAGGTAGACCAGAAAATATATTTGACGATACTTCTGATATCCTAACTAAAACTACAAAAGATCAAATCGGTAAAGATAGATTACCAAACGGTAATTATATTTTAACGGTTGGTCAACATTATGTTTTAATTCTGTCTGAAAATGGTGGAGCAGAACCTGCTTTAATTTCTTTGAGTTCATCTCAAGGAAAAGTAAGTAGAAAGTGGAACTCCATGATGATGAGCATCACTTTAGATGGTCAAAATGGTCCATACACACCAGCATCTTTCAGCCATATTTATAAACTAAATTCAGTTTTAAATACTGGTAAAGGTAATCAGTGGTACGGTTACAATGTATCATTGTATAAACAGTTGGAAGAAATGACTCTTTATGAAAGAGCAAAAAAATTCCATCAAAGTTTACAAAGTAAATAAATAATATTGGGGCGCTTTATGCGCCCCAAACATACGGGTAGAAATGTTAGACAGATTTAAAGAGATATTTGATGGCTTACGCTCAGCGTATGGTATCACTACTAAGACTGGACAGCTTCGTGAGAGAGACGGGAAGCATGAAACCAAATGTAGTATTATTAGACAAGAACCTACAAAAGAATTATACAAACAACATCTATCAGGACAAGGTCCTCTTTTAGGAATTATACCAATCAACGAACAAAACTTATGTCGATGGGGATGTGTTGACATTGATGAATACAATTTAGATTTTCAAAAAATTATAGACAGGACAAAAAATTTACCTGCACAATTATTTAGATCAAAATCAGGCGGAGGCCATCTGTTTGTATTTACAAAAGAATGGGTGCCTGCATCATTATTAAGATCAAAATTAAAAATGCTCGCAGCATTTGTAGGTAAATCTGGTGCAGAGATTATTCCAAAACAAGATGTAAAAAGATCTGCAAAGGGTGTTGGAAGCTATTTAAACTTGCCATACTATGGAGGTTCTAGAACAGTTCAATACGCTTTTAATGAAAATAAAGAGGCCTTAACCATAGAAGAGTTTTTTGAAGTTTACGATAAAAAAGCTTTAACACTAGAAGAGTTAAAAAATTTTACAGTTGAAGAAAAGAAAGCAGAAACTAAAGAGGATGATTTTACAGGGATGCCACCGTGTTTAAAAACTTTATTAAGATTAAAAGTTGGTGAAGGACAAAGAGACAATACCATGACACATCTTGCAATCTATTTGAAAAAGAGATTTCCTAAAAGTTTAAATTCAAAAATGTTTAGTTATAATTCAAAATATTTTGAACCTCCTTTAGAAGATGTTGAAGTTACAAAAACATTTGAGTCTGTTTCTAAAAATGATTATCTATATACATGTAAGACAGAACCTATGGCTCAACACTGCGACCCACTAAAGTGTGTAACAGAAGAATTTGGTGTGGGTGATGGAGATCTTCCTGGTATTTTACCAGAGTCTATTGAAAAATATGAATCTGATCCACCAATCTATATTGTTAATATTAACGGTGATCAAGTTGAATGTGATAATGAAACGCTATGGAACCCAGATAAATTTGGTATGGCGTGTATGGATCAAACCACAATCATCATGGATGTCGTATCTAAACCTATGTGGAGAAAACATTTAAAAAAATTATTTGAAAATCTTCAATACATCCCTGCACCTGATTCTGCAAAAATAAAAACACAACTCAAAGAACATTTTATGCAGTTTGCATCAAGAGCCAAAGGAGATCAGCTTAAGTTAATTAAAGTTGGAAGAGTATTTATTGAAGATAAAAAGATGTATTTTCAATGGCACTTCTTCTGGCGTTATTTAAAAAATAATGGTTGGGATACTAGATTATATAAAAATACTAATACACAAAAAATGTTCAATGACAGTTTTGGAGGAGTCGAAACTTATCCAACTATAGATACTAAAACAGCGAGATGTATTGAATTGTCAGAGATGGAATTAAGTATTCCAACTGTACGAGAAAAACAAAAAGAGGACCCACCATACAAATGAGAACAATTATACCAGGGCCACCAGGAACAGGGAAAACATATAGACTTGTAAATCATTATTTAAATATTGAATTAAATGAAAATAAGGTTGAAGGTAAAAAAATTTTATATGTATCTTTTAGCAAGGCTGCAACTCAAGAGGCAAAGAAAAGAATTTATGATTTGTATCCAATGTGTGAGGTACAAGTTTCTACACTACATGCTCTTGGTGTAAAACATTTAAACTTAGATACGAATAATAATTTACTCAAAGGCAAAGCATGGGAAAAATTTAAATTATATTGTGGGGTTGATGTTAACATTGATGGTATAGAAAATGAATCTGGTATGCGTCAATATAAAGATTACCGAATGAGAGTCATTGAATATGCAAATAATAAAATGATTTCATTAGAAGAAGCACAAGAAGAATTAGGTTTACAAGACAGGACAGATCTTCACGATATCAGACAAATTCAATTAGATTTAAAAACATTCAAAGAAGAATTTAAAATGTTTGAATATTCAGACATGATAAAACAGTTTGTTGAGAATAAATGTTCACCTACCCTGGACGTTATTTTTCTCGATGAAGCCCAAGATCTGAGTCCTTTGCAATGGCAAATGTTCTTTCAACTCGAATCCCTCTGTGAAAGATCTTACATTGCAGGGGACGACGATCAGGCTATTTATTCTTTTCAGGGTGCAGATCCTAAAAATTTTATAAACCTAAAAGGTGTTATTGATGCACAGACAAAGTCCATGAGGGTGCCTCTAAACATACATAAAGAAGCAGAATTAATATTAGATAACATATCTAATCGTATGTTAAAAGGGTGGTCTCCAAGAGAAGGAGTAGGAAAAGTAGAACATCTTGTTGATTTATCTACTTTAAATTTAAATACCGAAACATGGTTTATTTTAGCGAGATCAAAAGCTGTTATATATCCGATCATACAATATTTAGAGTCAACCGGTTATCGATTTGATTGTAAATATAAAACTATTTTAGATCAAAGTTTATTAAGAGCATGGAGAACTTGGGATAGATTAAATCAAGGAGCCTCTGTCACAAGCGATGACGCTTTTAATCTGTATGAAAAATGCATTAGAAAAGAACATGTTAAACGTGGATTTAGTAGTGGTAAATCTTTAAAAGAAGTTGATTCAGTTACAATTGAAGAATTAAAAAAAGATCATGGACTTTTGGTTGAAGGAGATTGGAATCAATTACACATGACAGAAGAGCAGAAAATTTATATTAAAGAATTAATTGATCGAGGCGAAGATTTACATGAAGACGCAAGAATAAAACTATCTACAATACATGGTGTTAAGGGAGAAGAAGCAGACAATGTTGTTATTTATACAGACATGGAAAAAATAATTTATGATTCTGCGAGAGCAACAGAAATGCATTCGGATACCGAACATCGAGTTTGGTTTGTAGGAGTTACACGAGCAAAACAAAATCTTTACATTACAAGTTTAGATTCAAAATATAATCAGTACAACATAGGAGGTCACATCATATGACAAACAAAAGTATGTTTCCTAAATCAGCAAACGAAAAACAAGTTGGAGGACAACACTATAAAAAATATACCATTCAACCTTTTACATTTATTGCTGAAAACAAATTATCTTATCTGCAAGGCAATATTATAAAGTACATCTTGCGTTACGTAGATAAAAATGGTATCGAAGATCTTAAGAAAATTATTCACTACTGTGAATTAGAAATCGAGAGGATCCGAGATAAGAATGTTCGAGGCTGAAGTGGAATGGAGCTGTCCAGAAAATTTTCCAAATTTATCTGGCTATAAATATATAGCTATTGATTTAGAAACTCGAGATCCTAATTTAAAAAAATCAGGTTCAGGTGCAATTCATCGTGATGGAGAAATTATTGGAGTTGCGATTGCTGTTGATGGTTGGTCTGCATACTATCCTATTGGACACCGTGAGGGAAACTTAGATAAAAGAATTGTTTTAGATTATGTCGCTGAAGTTTGTGGATACGATAATACAAAAATATTTCATAATGCGATGTATGATGTGTGTTGGTTAAGAGCTTACGGTATAAAAATTAACGGAAGTATTAAAGATACCATGGTTATGTTAGCACTGACTGATGAAAATAGAATGTGGTATTCTTTAAATAGTGCAGGGGTAAGTTACCAACTTGGGATAAAAGATGAAAGAACTTTAAAAGAAGCCGCTGATGCTGCAGGAATAGATCCTAAATCTGAGATGTATAAACTTCCAGCAATGTATGTTGGAAACTATGCTGAACAAGATGCGGAGCTAACATTAAAATTATTTCATACATTAAAAAAAGAAATTGAAGTTCAAGATTTACAAAATATTTTTAAACTAGAAACAGATTTGTTTCCTTGTTTAATTGATATGAAATTTAAAGGGGTTCGTGTCGATATCGAAGGCGCTCATAGATTGAAACGACAATTAGTTTCACAAGAAGAAGAGTTATTGCTGCAAGTAAAAAAAGAAACAGGAATAGAGCCGCAAATATGGGCTGCAAGAAGTATTGGAAAAGTTTTTGATAAACTTGATTTAGAGTACAATGTAACCGCGAAAACAAAAGCACCTTCCTTTACTAAAAATTTTTTACAAGAACATAAACATCCTGTAGTTCAAAAGATAGCAAAAGCCAGAGAAATAAACAAGGCACATACAACATTTATTGATACAATTTTAAAACATGGGACAACAGGTAGAATTCATGCAGATATTAATCCAATTAAATCTGATCAGGGTGGCACTGTAACTGGACGATTTAGTTATTCAAATCCAAACCTTCAACAAATCCCTGCAAGAAATAAAGATCTAGGTCCAATGATTCGTGGTTTATTTTTACCAGAACGTGACCATACCTGGGGATGTTTTGATTACTCGCAGCAAGAACCAAGACTTGTCGTGCACTTTGCAGCAAAGTCTCCATTAATAAGAGAAGATGAGTCCGTGAAAAGAATTGTAGAAGAATTTAAAAATGACTCAGTAGACTTTCACCAAACGGTTGCGGACATGGCAAATATTTCTAGGTCACAAGCAAAGACAATTAATCTTGGTTTATTCTATGGTATGGGCCAAGCTAAACTTCAAGCACAACTTGGACTATCAACGATTCAAGAGGCTAGAAAACTTTTTGATAAATATCATGATAGTGTTCCTTTTGTAAAAGATTTAATGAAAGGAACAATGGATATAGCTTTAGAACAAGGACATATAAAAACTCTTCTTGGAAGACGATGTCGATTCGATAAGTGGGAGATTAATGAATACAATCCAAAACTTGGAACCATCGGTACTCGAGCTGATATTGAAAAAAAATATGTAGAGAATTATAGAGATAAGTATCCAGAGGCGAGCGACGAGAAGCTTGATCTAATAAGAAATGAAGTTGCACGAGAAGATACGAAATTAATTAGAAGAGCAATGACTTACAAAGCTTTAAATAAACTTATTCAAGGATCTGCTGCAGACATGACAAAAAGAGCTATGTTAGATTTATATCAAGAGGGAATTGTACCACACATACAAATTCACGATGAATTGGACTTATCGATTGAGTCGCAGGAGCAAGCCAAAAAGATTATTGAGATCATGGAAAATGCTGTTACACTAGCAGTTCCCAACAAAGTCGACTATGAGTCAGGCCAAACCTGGGGGGAGATAAATGGATAAACTATGGCGTACCTTAATGCAAACACTCCACCGATCTACTGCAAAATTAGGACGGAGTATTTATACGATATGGACCAAAATAAACGCGGTGAAAGAGAGTGCGTTATCTTTGGTGTTACGAGTATTATCGGTCGTTCGCTTTTATTTAATATCATGTTACCGAACGGGGCATGCTTTTGGCGTTTGCCTATCAGCGCGTTTTTCCAAAAACGTTTTTCTAGATCCCAAGTGCCTGATATGCCGCTCCAAGACTTACAGCTGTGGAACTGTTTTAGTTACTACCCTAGTGTTCATCGCTTTGATTGGATGGATGGTCTAGACGGTAAGTTTAGAGGAAAGGATAAAAAATTTTATCATGGAAATTATTTATTTACTATTGATTGGGCCCATCCTGATAATAACATACTTAACACTGAGCACTCTGAAATTCCCCAAGAACACAAGTGCGCTCATATTCTCGAACTTAATAATGGTAATTACGCGGCTCAGCCTAATAATCGCTGTCTGTGGCATGTTAATTCTTACACCACTGATAAAGATTGGCCAGATTATAAAGTCCAAACTACAGTCTGGGATTGCGAAGATGATGCGTGGGTAACAGAAGATTCTGATAATATGTTCTATGACCTAGAACCAAATAACACTTCTCAAAAAGATAAAGATACTGTATAATCAGTCCACTATGGACTACAAAGATTTTATAAAACTGGTTAAATTTAGAGATGCTATGCAGAAAAAGCAGGCACAAATGACCTACGCAGCTAGAAACAGAAATTCTAGACCTAGAGCGAAGAATAATCTTGTTGCGCCCCACCTAAGAAATATATAAAAGATTACACAAGAGGGACCATGATAAGATTACTAACAATATTGGTGTGTGTGCTTTATGCGACAGCAACTTATTCAGATGTTACGCAAGAAAACGTTAGCGGTGGTAACACGTCTATTCAAGGCGGTTACACGTCATCCACTACATACGAGTCTGGCTCTTCTAGTTCTAGCACTACTACTAACAGCACTACTAGCAACATACGTTCTGCTCCTCCTACTGCCTCTGCGCCTGGTCTAGCACCATCTGGAATAGATGTGTGTTCGGTATCAGCTAGCGCTGGAGTTCAAACTTTTGGTTTGGGAGTATCTGGTGGTAAAAGTTTTAGAGATAAAAACTGTGAAAGAATAAAATTATCAAGGGAACTTAGAGCAAACGGTATGAACGTAGCAGCCGTTGCACTTCTTTGCCAGGACCCGCGCGTGTTTCAGAGCATGGAAATGGCGGGGACCCCGTGCCCGATTGATGGTAAGATTGGTAAACAGGCACAAGCACAGTGGAAAAAATACGGCAAACTTCGACCAGATTACGACATATATGTAAAAAGATTAAAGGTTATTGAAGATGCAGAAAATAATAGTAAGACTTCTAATTACTCTGACGCTGACGAGTAATGCTTTTGCTGAAACAGCAACAAGCGGTAACTTATTGCCAAATGCCAGTGTAAATCAAACAAACTTACAAAATCAATCAGGAACGATAAATGGTATCAACGGATCAACAGGTTGGACAACATCAGGTATATCAAGTTATAGTGGTGAATTAGAAGCAAACGGCACTGGCACAGTATCTTCATCAGGATCTCTTGTAGGTATTACAACTGAAAAACAAAATGGTGGACAGTTTACAACCACTGCAGACAGTCTTGATGGTGGAGTCAGATTAAACTCAACAACCGAAGTACAAAACTGTGAGTGGTCAGGTTCAGCATATCAATGTGGAAACGCAACAGCTGGAAGAGATACTTATTCAACAACAGTTAATATTTTAGATACAAACAATAATTCATTAGCAACAGTTACACAGATTAGAAATAATGATGCAGGTTATTATGGTAACACTTATACCTATACAGATACCGTTATACATAATGGCACCGGTGCGAGAAACTGGAGCTGGGCTTGGACAGGTATTGATGGAAACAATGTTAATGCAACAGGTGCTGTTGGGCCTAACTTACTTGGTGCAAATCTCACAGCCAC